CGTCTTTCGGACTGGTGCAAAGTTGGTTTGGCAGCAAGTTTGGTTTATTTCTTCTTCGTTTATCAGGAAGAGAAAAAGGACGATGTGTGGTTGAGCTTTAGAGAAGCTCACGCAGCGGGGACATACACCCCGGCCGAGCACAGTTGTGTTGCCTACTTGCCTAAGTGGAGCACACTTCCCGCTGTGCAAGCCGAGTTGAAGCGTCCCGAAAATTTTGAGGGTACGATGCGCGTTGGCATTATGGGGCAGACTTATACCATTACAGGTGCGAATTTTTCAGGCACCGAGTGGGATGCCCTTGTTTCCAACCTACCCTTTGAGGAGGTGAGAGAATTCCAGTGGCCTATTATTCTCACATCCGCCTGCCTTCACCGTCCAGCTCGGACCTTGAATAACCTGGTGTTTGCTGCTGTTTATCGCATGCACCAGCGGAGAGACGGTGAATTCCCGGCTTGGCAGGAGATGTGGGATGTTTTTCGAAACCTGAGTGCCCCAGATTTTGTGCGTGAGACGATGGCCGAAGCCACCACGCGAATGGGTGCTCGGGGACGTAGGTTGCTCCGCACTGAGGAGGACATGGAATTTGGCAGGGCGCGCGTCAAAGGGACAAAGCACATTAATGTGAAGCACAATGAAGTTTTGAAACTTCCTCTGAAGCCTCGCGTTATTGTAGATTTTGACCCTGAGATTCATGTTACAGGTGAAGCCCTGTCTTGGTCCCACTTTATGTATGACTATATGCATGTGATTTTTGATGGTCGTATTTTGTCGCTTGGTGGGATCAGTATCCGTGTGTTTTTCGGAAGCGGGAAGAATTCGCGTGAACTCGACACTTTGTTGTGTGAAATGAGCTCTTCGGATATTCCGGCAGTTGCCTTGGCTGGCGACGACGGGATTGTCTGGTGGGGTTCGTATTCAGTGTTGAGGGGTGGCCAGTGGGGGGAGAACGATTTTTCGAGTTTTGACCAAACTCAGCGGAAGGAGGCTTTGCATTATGATCAATGTTTGATGAGGAGCCTCGGATTCCCTGAGCGTGTCATTGAAATGTACGGATGGCAAGTTAACTCCGGATATTCTAGGTTTGACTCGAAGCGTGGGTGGTCAGTTACAGGAAATGGCCCCCCCATGCTCCCCACCGGCTCTGTTTTCACGACCGTTCTGTCCACATGGAACAATCTTGCTTGTTATGTCTATGCGTTGCAACGTGGCATTTGTGTTTCATCAGCCGCGTTGGCTCTTGGTTACAAGGCGAAATACAAGCAGGCGGAGCGTGGACAACTCACTTTTTTGAGAGGGTGGTGGAGGAAGAGTGCTGCTGGGGAGGAAGTGTTTTGTCCTCTCCCCAGTGCGTGCCTCAAAATCGGGAAGCAGTTGCGTGATCCCCGGTTGGTGGTTGGCAGGTTGGGTTCAGAATCCTATGGTATGGTTGCGCGGGCTATTGCACTATCATATGGAGGTCTTGACACTGCCTACCCGATTTTTGGTCCATATCTGGCAG